CCTGTAATGTGGATTGGATTTTTCCAACGATGTAGCTTTTTTATTAAGTAGCTACTGAAACTTGTGGAGCTGCACCTTCAATCGTATTCTGCTTGTGGGCAATAACTGCTTCTTCCAGTTTGATCTTTGTGATGACCTCTTTAACTTTGTCATCAATTCTGACCATTTCAAGAGTGTATCTACCATTAGACAGATGCTCCTGTTCCCACTTCAACTCCAAGGACCTTTTTTGTTTGTATAGGTCTTGTATCATCGATAACCTCCTCATAGGTTATTCTGTTTACCTTGTTATCATAAGATATTCCAAGGTTTTCCCAATTTATACTTTTTTCTCCCAGTTTGTCAAGGATTGATTTTTCGAGAGAAACAGGGTTATCTTCAGACAAAACTTCAAATTTTGAATGATGATTATACGCCCATATGTTTATTAGGAATTTTTTCATTATTCTACTTTCTGTTTAGAATGTGGCGGAACTATGTCCCGCCACAA